CTGTACATACTTAACGTGCCTTCTATCGTTATTTTTTACTGCTTGTACTAATTCTTCCCTATATCTTGCGATAGCTGGATTCCTAGATTCCCTTAGAATCTTATGAATCTGCTTTTCGTATTGGTCTTTCCAGAAACTATTTGGAGCAGTACTCCAAAGTTCCTCTAATTCATTCAAATCTTCTTTTCTTGTCCAGTCATCCATAAGTTGCCCTCTTAATGTTGGCTTCCTCATTAAGGAAAGGAAGCCAAACAACTCATTTATTTAATGAACTAAGCTGCTGCAAACCTTGCTGCTAAAACCCAAGATGAGTTTAAGAGTTTGGATGCGAAAGCTCCTGCCCAAGAAATGTAAGATACTCTACCTGCTGGGGAGTTTGAATCCACAACGTTTGGTAAAATAAATAATTGAGGTTTGTTTGTTTCTAAGTCATAGACTCCAAAAGAATCTGCTCCATGAACATAAGTGTAATATCTAGTTACACCCGAAGAAGCTGTTGAAGTTGCTTCGATTCCTGAAGATACATCTTTATTTAAGAGCCATCTAACTTGATACAATTCACCCATTTCTCCTTTGTACAATTTTTGTACATCAGAGTATGTCTTAGCATTTACCCAGGTCGTATCTCCGAGTAACTTGTACTTGGAAATCGGGTCTGTTTTACCAAGATAGAATCCATCTGGATATAATCTGGTTTTTGCTAATTCTAAGGTTTGAACCATCAATCTAATATTGCAAGCATCTAACACATCTCCTGCTGTGAAACCAGCGATATTATGCCCATTTGGGTAATATGCTGTTCCATTTTGAAGTTCATTTCTAACTAGTCTGTTTAGGGTTTCTCCCATATTTTGACCGACTAAAGCTACTTTCTCTTTCATTCCTGAATCAATAGAAATTGTAGTTAAGAGTCTGCCATGAGTGGTAGTTAAACCATATTCAGACAAAGTCATAGAAACTGTACTTGCATTAATAGGACATGTGATTGGCGATGATGCTTCTCCCAATGGGTCAGTAATAATCGTCAACGGATTGTACCTAGTAAAGTTTACAGTTCGACCTTCGTTTGCTGGATGAGTTCTTTTCTGTCCTCCTTCTTCAAGAATGAGTTCATACTCAGACCTCGCTAAGAATACTTTTTCATAGTATGTCTTAACTTCCTGTGCCAATGTACTTGTAACGCTTGTATTAGCATCTGTCATGCCAATACCTTGTCCGACTGCTGCCATAATTTAATTCACCTCACTTCCTGCCAAGATTAAACGTGAACTATCCCTAATTTTTGTTCCGCTTCCTCAATAGACATTTCTGCTATTGGTTTCTCTTGTTTGCGTACTGAAGTTGGTCTTAGAGCAGTTTCCGATACCTGCTTGGCAATATTCTCGTTAACTTGTCCAACTTCTTTGGTTACTGCCTCTAAATAAGGCTCCATCAGCTCGTCTACAAACTGTTTAACCGATGCTTCGTATGGATTAGCTCTAACGTGAGCTTCCACCGCTTTTGTAACCGAATCAGAAAGTTTTTTATTGAATGCTTCCTTATTATCAGGGTCAAGTTGAGGATATTTGCGAACTGCATCCATAGCTTCATTATTGATTCTATTGATAGCATTGTTCTGCTTAATCTTTATGTCAACTATAGCGTTTGCTGTTTTCGTCAAGTCCTGTTGAACTTGGTCTACCCCAATTTCCTGTCCATCTTGATATTGCGGATACTGTGGTACAACTCCTGGCTGTACTAAACCTATCGGTTCTGTGATTTCCGCTAATTTCTGGGCAAGACTTTGGGCTTTGGCTTCTGCTAAAGCTGCTTTCTCCTCTGCTAATTTCTTAGCTTGATTAAGCTCCCTAATTCTTTGGTTAGCACCCTTTCCTTCTGATACTGTTTCCGTTTCAGTAACCTGTTCCTCAGTTGCAACTTCGGCCTTTGGTTCTTCAACTTCCTCAGTTGTTTGTTCTAAAGTTGGCGATTCTTCTTGGAGACTCTCTCCCTCTTTTACGCCCAAATCATCTAACATGATATTCACCTCCTTACCTCACACCTGTATCGTAATGCGAGAATACGTTAGTCTTAAAGACTAAGATTTGAGTGTATTTGGAAAGACACTCAAATCCTAACCTTCAAAATTGGCAAACCTGTTTCTTTGATTCCAGTAAGTATTTGATTCGCCCCAATCCAGGTTGCGTGTTCAAGGTCACAACTTTTACAAACGATGTAGTAACCCTGCTGACGCCATTCGTGAACTCCTTTAGGGACAAAGTCATAGTCTGGTTTCGTGAAATCAAGTATTTCTTCCTCTGGTTTGTCTTCATTTTTCTTCTCCATTTATTGCTTCCTTTGCATCTTCTACAACATTAACAATCTTTTTTAGCACTCCCTTGACTTGACTGATAACAATAGCGTTTCTTCCTATTTCTTCCATCGGAAGTCCCTGTGCCATCGCTGTATCATTTATCTGCTCTAACTGTTCTATAGAATTATCAAAGTGCTTTTTAAGTAATTTCCAAAAGGCATTCTCCGAACCTGCTGCTAGGATTTTCTCCTCTGTTAAATCCCTATCATCAGATGGTTTCTGGTCTATGTACCCCTTGATATTAAATATCTCAGGCCTTAATGCACTAGAATCTTTCATATTATTGTACGAAACCTGTATTGCCTATCGGACTTACACCCATTGGATTCTGTTCAGGTGGTTCCTGTTGTGGCATTTGTGGTTGTTGTGGTTGTTGACCAGGCATAGCTGGTGTTTCGTTTGGATTACTATTCATCTGCATAACTGCTTGTTGGAACTGTTGAGCATCATTAGCTAATACTTCGTCTCCTACCTCTGCTGGAGTTAGTTCTACTAAAATCTTGTCCCAATCCTGTATACCAGAATTACCGACTATTCTTTTCATTAACTCACCAAACTTAAAATCAAAACCTTCTTCTTTGAGTTTCATTTCTAATAAGTTACCTTGTGGTGTTTGAGCTTGTTGGAAAAGTGTAAGTAAGTTCCCAAGATTTTGTTGCTGTTGCTGTTGGTCAACTAAGTAAGTAGAACCTGGTACTACTTCATAATCATAAAGTCCGCTATCTTTCTTAATTGAGAGTTTTCCTGTGCCTGGATTGTAGTTTTCATTTATATCTGGATAGCTTCTGCCAATTTCTGCGATTTCTTCTTCAAACATTCTAATCTGAATAGCACTAGATTGCTTCTTGGAGAGCAAATTACAGAACTTTTTCATTACTTGACCCATATAACTCTCCATATAGAACCTATCTGCGTTATCTCTGGTGTTTTCTCTCTGTCCTTGCATCTTTAGGGCTTGTGGAGTCCTTCCGAATGATGGGTCTGTTTGTGCTGTGGTCTGTGTTTCAGTTGTTCCAAATAGGTTCAAAATTGAGGCTGTAGCAACTTGATAAACATTGTTAAAGGTCTGGATACCCTGTGGAGACAGTTGTAAAGGTGTTGCAGCGTTACTGATTTGGTTTCTAACTAGCCATTTAGCTGCTGCTGTTTGTGAAATTGAACTCATAGAAGCAATATTGTCCTTATTTATCAAAATTGGGGGGAAGATAGACATTTTGACTGCATCTAAGTAAAGATTCCAAGCTGAGTTGATTGCTTTTTGCATAGAGGCTCCTCTTTCAAAGTCTGACATACCCATAAAGTCATCTAACAATGGAATAGAGTATTTGCATTTAACTGGAAGGTCTCCGTCATCGTGTGGATTCTTTCTATCTCTAAAGACTTCGTCTGCATCAACTACATAATCAACCCATCTATCTCTTTCAAACATTGATAAGACTTCATAATAACCTGCACCCTTCGCTGGTTGCTGTGTTGGGTATTCGTTCTGCTCTCTTTGGGAAACACTAGTTGATTGATTTCTAGCGTGTTTAGAACCAGATTTATTCTTTAGGTCAGTAATAATCTTATCTAGGTTAGTAAAACCATCTTTTTCCTTTAATCCCTCGAAATAGGAAATTGGTTTCCAAGTTCTGGTAATTACATAATCTGAGTCTTCTAGGGATACTGCACCGATTTGTGGAAATACATCTCTAATATTTAGAATCCATAAGTCTGGACCTACATAACCATTTGGTTTTACATCCCAATCAATAAGTGAGAACATATTTCCATAAATGTTGGAGTAAAGGTCCATCATTCTCATCTTAGTCAAGAAGTCGAATTGTGCATTAGCATTGGGGATAACGTATTTTTCTAAGACTAGATTCTTTAGCATAGCCCCACCAATATCGTTCTTACTTATGCCTCTAATCTTGCCTGTTGGGAGCTGTGCCATTACTCTATAGCTTCTTTCAATAGCTAATGTGGATAATTTGGGGTCAAATACTTGTGATTTAGTGGTTTGAGATACTTTGTCATTGACTTGACCATGAAATAACTGCTCAGCGTTGTCCCATGAATCTCTTTTAGTAGATAAGTAATCTTCTGCTACCTGTCGTCTTGTTTTTACTTGTTGTTTAACTTCCATAAAAAAAGCACTCAATTACGAGTGCCTATTTCCGCTGATTTTTGCGGATATTTAGCAACTTAATGCTATCATTGCTAATTTATTTTGTCAAGCCCCCTGTTCCATTAGCGATAGCCAGAACTTATGTTTCATTTCCTCGAAGCATTTTGCACATCTCATTAACCTTTCACTCCTAAAGAGTCCGTACAGTAGATTATTATCGCTGATTGTGTATTCTCTGTTACACTTTAGGCAGGTCATTGATGGTTCTTCTAACTGTTTATAGCTCATCTTTATACTTTTTCCTCCTATTCTTTACAATATTGATGGTTGTTATGTCTGCTATACCATCTTTTAGTCTAATATTTACTGTTATCTGTCCGTAAGGCTGCTCCTTGATTTCCCAATTCAAGATTGCGTGAAATAGTAAGTTCTTCAATAATAACTTTTTTAAGTTTGAGATATTTTCTTGCATCTGTATATATTACTACATTGTAATCCGATATCTTTCCGTCTGCTATTTTAAGAACAAATGTAAATAATCCATCTTTTTGAGACTGAATATCCTTCTCAATATCCAAATGTGCTGGTATATTCTTCTCTGGTATCTCAAAAGCATCATATTTCATTAGTAAAATCCACCCTGAAACATCTTTTGGTCGTTAGGTAGGTCAAACTCGCTAGTATCAACCTTCCTAAGTGCATCAAATCCATACCTAACTGCATCCATCGCATGATTAAAGATAGGTGATGGTTCATTTGTTA